CCGGGGCGACGTTCGCCGTCACCCCAGCCGTCGTGATGCCCACCGAGGCAAAAATTGATTTAAGAGCGTTAGCTATCGACGTGGCAACGCCAGCCGTACCGGCGGTGGCGTCCGACGCGCTTCGAGTGGCATTGCCAACCAGCGTCGCCGCAGTTTTAGCGGCTTCCACCGCTAGCCACTTTACTGCCATCTGTTCTACAGATTCTATAAACTTGATCACCATATCGCCGAGAATGTGTTTCCACGCCGTTGCAAAGGTCTCCGTGCCAGAAAGTAGGCTCCTCAGCTGAGAATTGAAGGAGGACGTGATCGATGTCAGCGCAGCCTGCCACTCCTGGGCGTCTCTTTCGGCCTGCGCAATGACGAGCTTATCATGTTCAGCTCGATATTTCTGATCAAGCAAAAGCTTCTGATCAATAAGCTTCTGATACTGCGCCTCCGATAAGCCGTGGATCTGCGATTCCGCAGCGAGCGCCAGCAGCTCCTCAGTGTGACGGCGATTGAGCGCCGCAAGGAGTTCCTGCGTCTCCTGATCGTAGGTGATCTGATGCAGCTTGACTTCACCCGCAAGGATTTCCTGCGTTTGTTTGTAGGCAGCATCATAAAGCTTGATCTGTGTTTGGTACTGCTCCATTTGCGCGGTGATGGCGGAGGTGTTCGGTACTGCCAGCGCCGGCGCCTGCGGCTTGCCGCTGACGACGCCGGCGAGCTGATCCTGGATCTGCATCTTCGAGGCGAGAATGAGCTTGCCGAGATTCAACAGATGCTCGCGCATCAGAGTTTCCTGCGAGTCGGCGCCGGCCTTCCACTGCGCGCCGATCTCGCTCCAATTCAGCGTGAACACGTCCTTGGCGATCAATCCCATATTGATCAAGGAGCTTGCCAACGACAGCACCGCGTAACGGATTCCCTCGATCTCCTCGTCCCACAAATGGCCGGCCGAAATGATGGCCGTGAAGTCGCCGAGCAAGGTGGTGATGTCGCTGCCGACGCTAGTGAGCGCGCCGCCGAGCTTGGCGACCAGCGTGCCGCCCAGCGCCGTGGCGCTCGCTTCCAGCGTTACCATCTCGAGGTGCATGCGCGACAGCGCCTCGACGGTGTCGTGCGACATGATCGCGCCGGCGTTCTCCGCGCTCTGGCGCAGTTCTTCGATGCCGGCGCGGCCTTTCTCCAGCGCCGGCAGCATGCCGGCGGCACCGCGGCCCATCAGCGTCAGCACGGCGGCGGTCAGATTGCCCCCCGGCGCAAATTTGGACGCCGCATCGGCGATGCGGTTGAGCTGCTCGTCGAGCGGAACGCCGAGCAGCTCCTTCGCTGACAGCCCGAGCGCTTTGAGCGCCAATGCCTGGCGCGAAGTCGGATTCTGCGCCGACTGCAGATTGACCTGCAGCCGGTCCATCGCATTCGTCAGACTTTGCGCATCGCCGCCGGTCGCCTTGGCAATGAAGCCGAGCTCCTGTACGCTTTTGGTCGAGACACCGAGGATGGCGGAGGAGCGCTCGATCTGCTCGCCCATGTCGGCCATCTGCCCGGCGAACGCCAAAATCTTTTCGGCCGAAAACGCCAGCCCGAAGGTGGCGAGCAGGTTCTTTGCTCCCTCGGTGACTTTATCGGTCGATTCCTTGACCGACTCGATCGCCGACTTGGCGTCCTCGACGCCCTTGATCAGCGCGCCGATCGAGGCGGAGAATTGCACGCGGACAGTGTCGGCCATCGATCAGCCCTCGATCTCATCGCGGCGGCGCATGCAATACCGACAGCAGGTGATTGTCGCCTCGCCTTGATCAGTCCTGACTTTTTCGATGAAAGAAAAATCGTGCGGCTTCGGCTCACGATGGAAATCAGGATGCGTCGCGAGATCGGATCCGCATTCGGCGCAACGCGAGCAGGCGTAAGGAGGCATCGACCCCCAGGCTTCACATTTGCCGCACCTGCATCGATAATATTGCATTGACTCTTCAACCTCGAATGAAGCCGTCTGGATAGAGCATCTTGATCTCCGCTGCGGTCGGAGCACGCGGCTTATCGTCGTCGGAACTTATCTCAGGCGGCGGCTTGTAGCCGATGAAACCGGCGACTAGATCGCGCAACGGCGGATGCTTGCGCCAATAGTTGAGCAACGCCATCACATCATCGAAGACCATGTCCTCGATCTGCGCCGGCGTCCAATTGGTGTTGGAGATCAGACGCCCAAACAGATTTTCCCAGAACTCTAACCAGTTGCCTCCGCCGCGGGCGCCGGAGGGTTTTCCGCCTCGGCTTTCTTGAAGCCGGCGAATTCAAGGATGGCGGAGACGGCGGCGCCGATCTCGTTGACCTCCGCCTCGATCGCCATTGTGTCGATCGGCTTCGGATCCGCGCGCTTGAGCGCAATCGCCAGGATCGAGAACGAAATATCATCCTTGTCGCCGGAGAATGTCTTGGTGACCTCGCGCATCTGCCCGAGGTTGAGCTTGGGGACGGAATAATCGATACCGCCCAGCGTCACTGTGATGCTGGCCATGATCAGAACGTATCCGGCAGTGACCACTGGCCCATGAGGCCGGCGGCATTGACGAAGCATTCGGCCTCGAAATCCGGCAGCGCGAAGTCCTCGAGCTTGGTGCCGAACGAAAGCTTGGCGCTCACTACGTTGTAGAGCTGCAGCGTCAAGCCCAGATTCGTGGTCGGGTCGACGGTGTAAAGATTGGCCCCAAAGCTGATCGTCGGACCGATCAAGGGATTGGGAATGGCGATGCTCTGCCCCGACGTGCTGATCGTGTAGTTGTAGGAGATCAGCACTTTGGCGGAAGCGTCGCCAGAATAGAAGGTATAGACGCCGGTCGCTATAACGACGCTGTATTGCCCCTTCGCCGAAACCAAAGCAACCCGCGTCAGCGGCAATCCGGTCGCGGCGTAAACGACGCCCTGGTCCTGTACGTAGGCCGCGGCGTTGGACACCGTGACCGTGTAAGTCGAAACCGCCGGCACCGTACCGGCTTCGCCGACAGCCGTCGTGGTCTGGCCGGAAGTCAGCGACGTGCCGTAATAGAGCGAGGCCAGCACCAGGCCGCTGATGCGCGCGGTCTTGGCCTTCAGCGTGGTCTTGACCGTGCCGGCGCCGACCGCCAAGGCACGGCGGTTCTGACCAAACAACGACTTGAGCGTGCCCGCTTCGTCGTAGGTCACCTCTTGCACCAGACCGAAATTCGTCGGCGTCGGATTTGCTCCCGACGGAGTGCCGATCAAAACGCCGGAGCCGAATGAATACATGGTCGAGCCCTCCTAAAGAGCCAAGGGGAAACAAGCAAAAGGTGACGCTTCAGCCGGCCTTGTTGAGACGCGCCTTGAGATCCTCGAGCGCCTTCTGCAGCACGTTCCAGCACTCGGTGTTGCGCGACATGGGTGTGTTGACGAAGTTCGCGGCGACCCATTGATTGATCACCGCATCATACTTTCCGGCTGCGGGCGCAGTTTCGGCTGCGGGTGCTATTTCGTCGGCCATGAACGTCTATCCTCTATGGCAGGATGATCTCGATCGGCATGACGCTCACGCTCTTGCCGGTCGTATCGCCGGCGGCGCGACGGCCTTTTCCCTTGAGCATGCAGGAATAGAGCAGGCCGCCGAGCGTAAAACGATTGACGATGGGATTGTCGGGCGCCAACGCCGCCTCGATCGATTCGATGAAAAAATTGACCTGCGTCGACGGGATCAGATTCTCGTCGGTGCCGACGTCGGTGTAGAGGATCGCCCAGACGATGAGCTTGCGAACCGCCGGCACGCTTGGCGACGGTCGCTCCCATTCGTCGTCGTCTTCGACCAGAAACAACGCCGGCCGATCGTTGCCGGGAACGTTTTCAGGATCACGCAGCCGCCGTGCGCAAGAGACCAGCGGCACGCCCTGTGCCGTAATACTCGCGAGCTGCGCCACCAGCGCATCCATGATCGCTTCGCGGGTCGCGCCCATCAATCATTCCCGGCTTCCGACTGATCGATGGCACCCGACGCCGCCATGGTTCCCGCTGCCGTCAACCTTGCCTGGATATCGTCTTTTTGTTCCTGCAGCGTCGCATTGAGCACCGAATGCGGTTTGATGTTCGCGCCGGGATGATGCACGACGGCCGCGAACAGTTCGCCGCTGGTGGCCAGAAAATGCAGCGCCCTGACGTTCTTTGCAGCGATGACCCGCGGCGGCGTGTGGCCGCCCCATTCCAGAACGCCCGCCCGCGGATCCTTGGTGAAGACCTGGCCGACGACGCTCTTCGGATTGACCTTTACCTTTTCCTGGAAGCTTTCGAGATACGTTCCGGTGATGACTTTCAGGACGTCGCCGCCGGCTTTTTCCTTGACCGCTCCATAAAGCAGCTCGGTCAGGAGCGTCACCTCGCCGACCAGCGCATCTTTGACGACATCGGGCAATCGATCGAGCTTACCTGATAGATCACCCGTGTTGACTGTGACGCGGAGCATCAGACGCCTTCCGCCTTGCCCGCAATAGCGCCCGCAACAATGCGAGTGCCAGGATCAACTTCAACGATGTTGTAAAGCTCCACGCCAGGAATGAACGGGCCATCTTCGGAAGTGCCAAGGATGATCCGATCGTTCTTCTGCAGCGGCAACGGAAAGCCTTCTCTGGCAAGGTCCGCTTTCAGAACGATGAATTCGCGCAGGCCTTCGCTGATGGCGGCGCCCTTGTCGCCGGCGCCGATCGGCGTCGTCGGCTGATAGGCGCGAAACACCGCCTTGACCACGGCGTCCTGCGTCGTGACATTCGGCGCCTGGCCGTTGACGCGGCGAAACAGGATCCGCTGCCCGATGCGATCGAGCATCCGGCGATAGCCGGCAACGGCATTCAGCTCGAGCACCGTCATGCGATCACCGGCACGCGATAGCGGTCAAGCATCGCCATGATATTGGGCGGCAGATCGCCCTCCGATCCGGGGCCACTGCCGAACCAATATTGCGCCTCATAGCCGCCGGAAATATTCTCGGAACGCAAGCCGGGATCGCGGGTTCGCGCAAACCAGCGTGCCTTGATCAGCTGCATCGCGGCATCCGAGAGATCGTCGGGGATCTCTTCGTAGCCGGCTTGATACTCGATCCAGATCGGCAGCGCGTTCCAGCGCCGTGGCATCTGATCGATCTGAAAGAGCCGCGTCAGCCAGCCTTTGGAAAACTCCGGATTGCCCTCGCTGTTGTAGTCGGACAGAAAATCGATGCCTTCCGCCAACGGCTGCGGTGTCAGCGGAAAATTCTCCACGGCGAGGATATAGGGCGGCAGCGCCGCGCCTGTCGTCGTAAGCCCCGACGTGGGCAGCGTCCAAGCCTCTTCGATCGGGATCGGTATCGCATTCTGCAGCGTCTCGCCGAAAGTCGTTGTGCCGATGTAGACGTTGTAACCCGTGGCGACCTGATAGAAGTCCGGCCCCGGCGCCGCGATCGAAATGAGATTGTTTGCCGCGACTGGAAGGAACGCCTCGATCGAGGCTGCGGTCTCTCCCGTCGGCGTCACATAGGTGAGCTTGACGTAATAGATCGCGGCGGCAAGCGAGCCACCGCCCACTGCAGAAAGTGTCGGCTGCTGCGGCGGCGTCGCCCCGGCAGTCGAAGGTTGCGAAGCAAGCGGCCAGCCCGAAAGCTGCAGCGGAAAGAAGCCGGTCGGCAGTTGCCAGGGATAGGGATCGCGGTATGCCCAGAACTTTTCCTGATAGGTCTGCGGCTGGAAAACCCGGTCGCAATAGCGCGAGATCAGCTTCGATGAGCGCGTGATCGCCTTCAGCAGCCAAGGATCATGCGTCGTCGACTCGATCATGATCTCTTGCTTGACATCGGCAAGATCGATCAGGTCGAGCGGCTGCTGGCCGGAGAATTGCGTCTCCGCCGCCATCTTGACGGCTGAAATGATCGTCGGCGCCATCGCCGCACCTCAGTATTCGGCGACGATATTGGTGGCAGTGGTGAGCGTGGCAAACACCTGAAGCGCGCGGACCTGCAGATAAGTGCCGGCCGGCACCGCTGTATAGATCACGGTCGATCCGCCTACCGTCGTGAGCTTGACATTGCCGGCGCCGCCGACCCAGAGCCGCTTGCAGCAGGTCGGCAGGTTCGCCGTATCGCTCGGAGTAACAGCGGCGGCATACTGCGCCGGACCGAGAAGGTCGTTGCCAGTGCCGGCAAAAGGATCGCCCATCAGCCGTTCCCTTCTGTTGTACCAGCCTGCTCATTGCCGAGAATTTCGCCGAATGCAGCTTTGACCTCGGCCGTTTCGGCGCGGATGCGCTTGACGCCTTCCTTGCCGTTTCTGACCTCGGTCGAGAGCTCGGTCAGCGCGGCGGCAGCGTCGAGCTTGAGATCATCGATCTCTTTCTTCAATCCGGCGAGGCCGACGCGGACCTGCGCGGCCAATGACTTGCCACCGATTTCCGGCATAGGAACCTCACGCGGCTTCGCGCCGCTGAATTGTTTGATCGCATCTCCAAGCATGCGATCGAGTTGGGCGCCCGCAGGCGTCACGTAGGGCGGACCGTCGCTGTCAGGTGGTTGGCGATCGCGGTCGCCAGCGCCGTCGTCAACGGCGTGTCGTTTTTCAGATCCGCCATCACCATATCGCGCACGCCGTCGACCAGCGCCCCGATCGTCAGATCGGTGGGTTGTGTGCCGCGCGCCTCGATGACAAGGAGCCGCATGTTGCGATCGAGGGGCATCAGACTAGACCGCCTGGTGCAACCGCGTTCTTGAGCTTGCGCGCCGCCTTGGTGAGATAGGTCTGCGGCTTATGCGCCAGCGCGGGCTTTGCTTCGCCTCCCGCCGGCCACGCCGGCGGATTGGCCTGGATCGCGCCTTCGGCCTCCAGCCGCACGGCGACGTCGTCGGGCAGCAAGGCGCGACTGCCGGCGCTATACGGGCGCATGTCGCGGGTAAACGTCACGTGTTTCATTCCGCGGCCTCTAATCTTTGTGCGACGGGCTGGAGCATTTCGGCGATGCAGCCCGACCACGCCTTGCCGCCGGCATGCGACAGCCAGATCATCGGATCGATGAAGACCTTGCCGCCGAGCGCGCGCCAGTTGTGGCAGAACAAAAAATCCTCGCCGCCTTCGGTCTCGTCATTGAACTTGAAAAAGCGGTAGTATTTTTCCTTGACTGCCGCCGACATGCCGTCGTGGCCGTCACGCTTCCATTCCGGATGCGCGGCGATCAGCGTTTCGAATACGCCGCGTTCGATCTTCATGAACGCAGTGCCGACGGCCTCGACCTCGATCGCGCCCATAGCGTCTTGATTGAGCATCGACTGCGCGTCTTCCAGAAAGCTGACGCACCAGACGTCGCGATCCGAGTTCGGCTTGTCGACCCGCTTGCGCCCGACGCCGGCGATCACCGGCTTTTCTGATGCCAGCAACCGCACTACGGCTTCGGGGCGCCAGCCCATATCGTCGTCGACGAAGATCAGGTCGCTGCATTGCGAAGCAAGGAACCTGGCGACCAGCTCGTTGCGCGCGCGCGGCAGGTTGGATGATCCGATGACAAAATGCGACCACAGCTGGATGCCGGTCCGCTCCAGATGCACGCCGGTATCGGCATAGGAGATCGTATATTCCAGCGCCGGAGATCGCGCCACAGGCGTGCAGATCATCGGGCGACGAGAGCGCGCACGATCGAGGCGTGCCTGCGCGGCTTGGGCTTCCGTGGGCGTAAAGAGCTTCGCAAAGCGGCAGATCAATGCGGCGTAATCGGAGCCAGCTCGCCACGCCTTGAACTCGGCCACGTCCTCGGCGAGCCATTTCATCTGCCGGGCGTAGGTCGCATCAAGCACATCACCATGTTTGAGCGGATGATGGTGCTCGACACGGACGTCCATCAAACAAGTCCAAATCCCGAACCGCCGCCCGATCTCTTCCCAAAAATCATCGGCGCAAGAATGCCGCACCATCGGCGGTTGCCAGAATTCCGCGCAGCGGAGCACATCGCCGCGCCAAACCGTGGCGCTGTGCATGCGCCGCGGCGCCTGCCAGCCGTCGTCGCAGGACGCGATCCCGGATTTCAGCGCCTGCTCGATCAACCGTGTATCCCAGCCGAACGTGACTGGAATGTTGTCGTCGCAGATTTGGCCGTACCACTCATGATCGGGATGCTCACGCAGAAAGCGATTAAGCACCTGCGTGAGACAATGATCGTCGGGGTGCTGACACTGTGCCGTCCAGCCTTCAGGTAGCGGCAGCGACGCAAGATCGCCGGCCTGGTCGGGGCCGAGAATGACGACGCCTGGCGTCGACACTCCGGTAGCGCGCATCGCCTCAAGCAATGAGATGACGCGCGCCACACGATTAAGGCTGGCTAACACCCACATGGCGGATCAGCTGACTGGCGCCGCCAACTGATCGAAGCCGCCGAGCACCAGGCCGACTGCCTGGATCTGTGCGGTATCGGTGCCGGCTGCCGACAGATGCGGCAGGCCGAGCACACGCAGATAACGCTGCGCGCTGCCGAGATTGATGCCGGGCTGCGGCACCGGATCGTCCGCCGTGGTCTGCACCGTCATTCGGTAGATGCCGGCGACCGTACCACCGCCGGAGGGCCCGGTTGCAATCACTGCCGAAGCTTCGGTTGCATAGGCGGTCCACGTCGAGTTGTCCGGTGAGCTGTCGACTTCCAGATAGAGCGACAGCGTGTTCCCGGACCCGAGTTTTGCCGAGTAATAAATCTCGACGTCCATCGAGCGCGGCATAGAGCCGGTCGAGAGACCTTCACGATCGACAGAAGACGATGTGAAGGTGATGGAATCCGAACCGCCGCCGGCGGTCCACGAATAGGCAGGCGACAAGATCGATTTGGGATCGATCAGCGCGGCCATGTTTTTCTGCAGGACGATGTCCGACATGAAAGTATTCTCCAGCGAGAGGGGAATGAGGGTGAAGGGTGCCGGTGTTTAGCCGGCACCCGCGATCACTGTTGGAGCGCTTACGACAGCGCCGGCGCCCAGATCACGCCCTGGTTGACCGCGATCGACGGCAAGTGGCGCATCTGGAAGTCGTGCTCGGCGATGGCGCGGATCAAGGTCTGATCCTTCTGGAACGCCGACTGCAGATTGTTGTTGGCATCGTAGTAGGTGCCCTCGCGGGAGACCGCGAGCTCAAGCTGCATGGAGTCGAGGATCAGTGCATCGTCCATCTCAACGAGGAAGATGAACGTGCCGATCTTGGACGCCGCGTTGGTGTCCCACAGATTCGTTGGAATCTGCGTCGACTTCGAGAATGGATAGCCGAGCAGCGTGCCGCGGCTCAATTCGTCGCGGTACACATAGACGCCGAGCGAGTTGAGCAGGTTGTTGAGGTAGTTGAAGATGCGCGGATGGAAGAACCAACGCCGGCGGATATCCGACACGTTGGCGGCGTCGAGCTTCTCGACCAAACCAGCCAGTTCGTTCGCCACCGTGGTGAGCGTGTAGCTCTCGTTCGAGGTGATGAACTGGCCGCCCACCGCATACGTGGAATCCGCAGTTGATAACCAGACGCCGACGGTGCCGCCCTGGTTTGCCACATAGTTGTTGGCAAAGCCGAGGAAACCTTTCGGAGTGTCGGACGTACCGTCGCCGGTGAGGAAGGCGAGATCCTCGCGCAATGCCGTGACCTTCACCAAATCGTCGCGCACGAAGGCGTCGGCGGCCGGCGAGGCATAGCGCATCAGGTCGTTGGTGACTGGAACAAGAGCCGTGAGCTTCTTGTAGGTTGCAACGATCTGACCGAGGCCCTGCTGCGAGGCATTGATCTGGCCGGTCTCGGAGCCGTAGGTCGCGGTTGCGGCCGCGGTCTGCCCCGGCAAGGTCATCGTGCCGCGCGGCATCGGCATGGTGCGCGGATTGGCCGCTCGCACCACGACGCGCGGACGAAGGAGCTCGATGATCTCGTTGACGTATTCTGGCGGAACAATGAAGCCGCCCGACGGGCCGATGCCGGCCTGCAACGCCTTACGAGTCCCGGTGGCAAAGCCACGGCACAGCGCTTCCGTCACCGGATGGCGCTCGCCATAGTTCATCTTCGCCATTTCCATGCCGGTCGACGGCATGTAACTGCCCATATACATCGCCTTCGACATGCCGATGGCGATCAGGCCCTTGTTGGTAGTCAAGCCGGCAGCCTTCGCCGCTGCGTCGCTGGTGTATGGATCGTTCTCGGCCTCTGCTGCAACCGTCCGCACCGGCAGTTCCTGGCCATCGACCGCCCTGGCGTTCAATCGGCCGGCGTTTTCGACATCCTCGAGACGCTTGATCTCGGCGTCGTACTCTTCGGTCGTCGCCTTCATCTCGGTGATGACATCATCAAACGCCTTCTTCAGCCGGTCGTATTCCGGTTGGTCGCTCTTCTTGAAGTCTTTCTTCTCAGCGAAGGCCTTGAAGGCGTCGAAAGTCGTAGTGCGCTTTGTGGCAAGCGCATCGAGGGCCGCTGCGCGCTTGGCGCGCACTGCCGCGATCGTCATGACAGTTCTCCAATTTTTTGGAAAAGCACCATTGCGGATCGGGCGTGTCGCGATGCGACCGCTCGGTGCGGGAGATTTTCAGGTCGTTGGCTTGCCCAAGGCCGTTAGGGCATTCCCGGCGTGTCGCCGGAATTTCAGAGAGTGACCGCGCGCTCCATGACCTCGGTCACACGCTTGCGCGCCTCGACCTCGGCGGCGAGCTCCTGGTCAGCGTTGCTCGGGTCGGCGACGTCCTCACCCTCCTCGCCATCCTCGTCAGCGTCGTTGCCGTTCTCGGCCGGCTTCTTCTTCGCCGCCTTGCGCATCGCTTTCAGATGCTCGCCGAGCGAAGTGCCGTGATCCATCATGTCGACGAGGTTGTCGTGCAGGAAATCGTGCAGCTCCGCCGCTTTTTCGTGGCAGGCAGTCATTCCCTTGAGGCATTTGCCGATCTCGGCCAGGTGCTCCATATTCTCCTGGCTCAGCACGCGGCCGGCCTTGCGGAAAGCGGCGCGCAGCGCCTTGACCTGCGGCGTCGCTGCAGCCTCGACATAATCCTCGTCGGGCGGCATGACGTCGATGCCATGCCCGGCTAGCAGCTCCGCGGTTTCTTCTTGCGTCATAGCGACAAGCGCCGCGGCGGCGTCCGTCAAAATTCCGGCGAGCATTTCAGGAAGCTTGCTCGCGTCCCTCTCGACCTGCTGCTCAAATACCGCGTGATCGTGGATGAAGTCGAGCTGCCAGAGCACATGAGCGAGCTCGGCGCATTCGTAGAGGCCCTTGATCTTGATCTTGCCGTTCTTGCCGTATTCGATTAGTTTGGTCACCGGGACCAGGAGGCCCTTGCCGTCGTCTTTCATCTTGGCCTCGTAGTGATCGATGACGGCGCGCGCCGACTTTTTCAGATCGTCGGGCACGTCGGTCCCCGGAAGCCGCGACGCCGCGGCGCGAATGCCGGCGGCAACTGCGGTCAGCCGGCCGCTGCTCATCTTGGCGAACGGTTCCTTGTAGGAGCCCTTCAGCTTCGGCTTGCTCGCATCGTAAAACAGGAAGCCCTTGCGCGCGAGCGCAGTGTTCGGCTTATCACCATCGAAGCCGCAATGATCGAAGATGCTCTTTTCCGCCGCCGGGCCGTCCCAGGACGAATCCTTGTCGATCGGCAGGTTGCGCGAAGCTCCGACTTTCCACGATGCAGCTTTGGTTGACGTTGCCATGGATCGCTCGATGGTTACGGCGTTGGAATTTGCCGGCACGCTGACGCCGGACAATTCCATCAGCGCCCATTTGTTGTAACGCACGCCGCCGTCTTTGATCTGCTCGTATTCGATCGGCTGGAACCCGACTGAGACGGCGCGCAGCACGCCGGTCTTGTAGAGCGCACAGATCTCATCGGCCTTGGTGGAGATGCCCTTCGGGGCGAAATCGATCAGCGCCTCGACGCGACCGTTCTGCACGGCGACCGCAGCATTGCCGATCGGCGCTGACGGATCGTGATTGAATAGCACAATCGGATTGGCCTTGTAGCTGTCGAGCACGCACCCTTCCGGCACCATGATGTCCTTGACCCGATCGACAGTCGGATCGGAGGCGATCACGCGGATCTGCCGCTCGCCAAGCATATTGTCCGCCAGCACGCTGCCGGAGACGTATTTGAGCTGCATCCGAGGCCCCTTCTTCGTAAGCCAGTCGCGGCGGTCTTCAATCTGCGGGCGACCAGCGGCAACAAGATCGAAGGCCTCGTCCAGAGAAAGACCCCGATGCTCACTCAACCAAACGGCCACGACCAGCGGAGCTCGCTCGATGCCCTTACGACAGTGGACCAATAAAGTCTTTCCGGCAGCGTCCCATGCTTCTATTTGATCGACGGCCTTAGCGAGAGCCACAGGATCGACGGATTTGTCGGTCGCCATAATAGGGATATGAACGCAACCATCGGTCTTACACCACGGGACATCAAACACATTCAAACATTCGAAGCCGAGGTTTTTAGCCGGTCGGCACGCCTTAGCACTTCCAACATAGACGCCGAGAATTATCTCGTCCGCATCGCCAGCAAGATCATCCTCCGCTGAGTTGACCGGCGGGTTTCCCTGGTTGTCAGCAATGATCGCTTCCAGTGCCGCCTTATCGTCGTCATCAATAAACACCCGCTTGTCGATATCGGCGGGGACTCTGGTCATCGCCTCGTCGTCGACTTCGCGGACATAGGCTTGCATTTCTTCTTGGTACGCTTGCCAGTCGCCGCCGAGCTCTTCAACGCGGCGTTTCTCGCAAGGATTGCCGCAGCTTTGGTGCGCTTCGTTATACTCCTTGCCCTCGTTCATCCCGAGCCATTCGCCGAGCTCGTGATAGGGCAACGTCAATCCTGTGTTGATCTGCGTCTTCGGCAGGATCGTCGGCACACTCACATCGATATAGACGCCGCGGCCGTCGATCGAGCGATTGGCGAGCCATGGAATGGTGTGGTCGCGATCGATGCGACAAGTGTCGACCAAAAGTTTGATGCGAGCAAAGAACGCATCGTCGATTGCCGGAACATTGTTCCGGTGCGCATGGTGACCCGCCGACATCTTAATGCGCTGCGCCGTTCGGTTTTGGCGACGCCACGCCCGGCTCCGGCATGCGACCGTCTTCCGGACGGCCGGCGCCATCAGGCGCGGTGCCGGTACGATCCGAACCGATCGCCGCGAGATTGACCGGCTGATTGATCTGCCAGCCCGGCCCTTCCGGGAGTTCCTCGACCGGCGGTAATTGCTCGCCGGCGCGAACCTCGTTCACTGCCGCCCAGGCCGCGCCGCCGAGCGCGATGCGATTGTTTGCGAACCGCGTCTTGGCGTCGCTGCGCAACAAAATGCGCTCATCGAAACTGACTTTGATGTCTTGAGACGTCAGATCGAAGCTCTGCTCGATGCGCTGCTCGAGCCGATGCAGATCGGGCATGATCGCCGACGTCACGTAATCGTTGGTGATCGCCTCGATGTCGATGCCGCGAAGTTCTGTCGCGCCGAGCTTGAACGGCGGCACGCGATAGAACCGCGCGATGTCCGCCACCGAGAAATTCCGCTGCGCCATGAACTCTACATCGACCGATGTGAGTTGCAACGGCTTTGCTTCGATGCCGTCCTCGAGCACCACGGTCTGCCCGGTGTTTTCGAGACCGGATTTAAGTTCGTCGAATTGCTGTTTCAGGCGTTCCGCAGTTTGCTTCTGCAGCGGCTTCTTCGACTCCAAGATCATCGACGGCCGAGCGCCGTTTTTCATCCAGCGCGCTGCTTGTTGCTCCAACCCCATGGCGACGCCGATCGCATCGCGCGCATTGCCGATCGTCGAGAGACCAACCAGCGCATTGAACGATAGCCCGCGCAGGTGGAACATATCCTCGGACGCGAGCGTCGGCGGGAATTCCCGCAGCATCGCGATCTGCCAGAGCCCAAGCCTGTTGACGTTGTAGAAGATCTGACCGTCCCAGGACTCCATCACCAGCACGGCGTCTGGATTGACCGGGATTAGCTCTTCGACCTGGCCGCGCTTGGTGATGCCCTTCTTCGCCGCGTAGCCGTTGCCGCGCAGCAAATAGCCCGACATTGTCTGTTCGATGAACTCGAACCACGTCTGCTGCTCGTTCGGCTTCTTGAATAGCTCGACGACATCGTGCTCAAAAATACGCTCGCGCGATCCGCTTTTCTTTTCCTTGAACAGCCGCGGCGTGCAGCGCGCCACGTCCTGGGAACGGATAGTGACGCAGGCATAGACTGCCGACACGGCCATCGCCGTGCCCTGGCTGATCAACAGTCCTGTTGCGGATGGCGTCGAACCGAGCGTCGGCAGCCAGCCGCCGCCGCCTTGGCTCGCGCTCACGCCGGACGCGGCGCCGGCATCCTTGGCGACCAGAGCGGCGCCGGCAGCGCGAATGCGCGAGATCAGGCCCATCTACACCACCAGGAAGCTGCGGCCGGGCTCGCGGTCATAGATGCTCGACGTGGCCGTCGGATTCATTCCGATCACCACGGCGGCATCGA